TAGATATAATACTATTCGCAGCCAAAACACGGAGGAATACCCAAGAGGCTGAAGGGGCGGGCTTGGAAAGCTCGTAGTCTGTAACAGGAGCGAGGGTTCAAATCCCTCTTCCTCCGCCATCTTCGATTGTCGAGACACGTACATAAAAATACGTGTTTTTTCTTACTTTTTTGAAGATTTTTAACATATTGACTATTTCTAGGACACCTGGTTGAGAGTCATATAGGGTTACTCTTTAAACCCCTTATAAAAACTGGACAGACACGAGGGTTAAACCCACGTACCCAGTTTGAAACAAAAAAGATGATGAACTTTGTATCACCCTTTTCATTGATTAACTGAAGTCTTTTTTATGCTTTCGGGATTAATTATTTCGTTAGCTGAATCTAACAAATCCCCAATATCCATAAACAACTGTTCCACTTTAAGAAGCTCTCTCTCAAATATAAATATTTGTTTCCTTAGTTCTTTATTCAATATAGGATACGAATCATCATCTAGATCATCATCTTCATTAATATATTCTGGGGTGGCTTGTTTTGATACAATCACCTCATCTTCATTAATTATTATTGCTCCATTTCTAACTTCATAAGGAAGCAAGACATTGATAAGCCATGGTACAAAATCACCCAAAACTTTGTTTTTTGCATAAAACAACATTCTAAGGACATTTTTAATACTAATAAAGGATGGACTTGTTTTTAAATTTCCTCGATATATTTCTTTATCGTCCAAATATCTTTTTGTTTCATGAGGATTGCCAATCCCTATAGCGTGTCCAATATCTAGGAGAGAATAGTAAACCTCTCCATTAACAACCACAGTTCTTAATTTACCCTTAGGTTCTTTAGCGATAACGAATGGTTTAAAACTGGTATTTTCCATTAATCATCACCACCTTCCAAAAACACCGAGTCAACGATGGCTCTAATATCACCTATCTTTTGGTATAGTGACATAAGTTTATTAGCTGCTTTTGCGTGTTTTCTCTTAAGAGCCAAATTTAGCGCTTTTCCGGATGAGTCACTAAACAGATCTAATTTTTTTGAAGGAATTATTGTTTTAGGTTCAAAAGAATTGACTTCTGGTGTATCTATTTTAGGCAACCTGTATGGTCTAATATCCATTTGATATAGTTCGCTAAATTTCTTAGCTATTTCGTCAGTTAAAGGAACCACTTTTCTTTCTATTTTTTTGACATGGCCAGGAGTAATACCTAAAAGCTCGGCAATATCTTCTATGCTCATACCGTTTTTTTCACGTATACCTTTGAAGTCAAATAAATACGGATCTTCATTTACAGGTCCATCTGTTTTAGTTTCTGTATCATTTTCTTCATTAAAACTTTCAAGTTCGTATTCTTCCATATCAATCACCTTTAGCAAATAGCAATTCGTTATGTTCTACCTTATGTGCCTTTTTAAGGTCAAAATAAATGACATTCGCTTCCTCATAATAATGTCCAGGTATCCTATATCTATATTCATGATCCCAGCCTTCAATATCGAAGATTTTTCTTACTAAATTACATGAATATATCATCATTCCTCTATTGGTCCTAAGTTTGTCATATTTGACCATCAAAGCCGCCTTATCTGTTTTAGCACTTGGAAGGAAACTTATTTGATTGCTACTTTCATTAACTAAAATAGTTACATATTCGGGATTACCTAATGTTTTTAAACTTTCAATAGATATTCTTACCATCCCGTTTGAGTATTGTAGCGATGTGGTTAATCTTTTACTGCCCGCCATTTCTATCTCCTCCATTTAAATCAAAGATAGAAGCATGACCTTCTTTTTTAAGTTTCACATTTCTACGCTGCGAATATTCAAGCCTCTGATATCCCTCTAACATATTAAGAACCATAGATTCAGAATGTTCATTTACTGGTAATCCAAAGGAGTTTTTCCAATCTTCTGGATAAAAAGGCATACTTTTACTCTTGTTGCCGTTTTCATCCACTGAAATAGGCGCATAAGTTTCAGTGTTTTTCAAATCAAAGGAAATGACTACTGTATTTTGATATTTAGCCCTATTACCCTGAATCTTATACTTGTATTTAGGCTCCCATTTAAATTTGTCATAAAACATGAGAGCGGCCATTCTACACAATATCCTTCTAGGCACTTTCTTACCTGTTGATTTTTGAACACGACACCACTTAATTGCATCTTTGGCATCTTCATCGCATTCTTTGATAATCATTTTCTTTGTTTCAGGATTCACAAGTATTTGGATATACAATGATTCAAGCTTGTTGATACACGCAGTGTTAAACGTAATGCTATCAATCCTAAAACTAACTGCCGGATCGTGAATGTGAGCATAGAATTCTCTTCTTACAACTTGATAACCAGAGTATTCAAATTCGTCAATTTCCTCGACATCATCATCGTATTCGACATCACCGGACTTAATCCTAATATCATCTGCCATATTATCCCTCCATAAGCTTAGCTAAATGTTTATTGACCAATTCCTTTGCTTTGATAAACCATTCTTTTGGTTCGCTAATAGGAATTAACTCAGCATCCAAATTCCACTTTTTGAGTAGATCCATGAGGTATAACCTCATTGAATAGACATCTTGATAATAGTCATTACCAAAATGGTTAATTAAATATTCATCCAAATAAGTTGTTGTTTTAACCATTAATTCGTCCGATGAATCATCGATTATTTCTTCGCGATGAATCTTCTCAGCTGTGTTTAAGTCAAAAAGAACTATTGAGTCTTTACCTTTTGTTCTTCTTACTCCGATTAATCTATATCTATCTTTCGCATCCCAATTAAGGCATTTATATAAGATTGAGGAAAAACCAGTACTTGCTTTGATTAAAGGAAGCATTCTCCCATCTTTGTTCTTCCCCCACTTTATCGCATATGGATTATCTTCATCGCAGCTTCTAATTGCTAGAAGCATCTCAGTCGGCTCAAACAAAAGTTCTACACATTCAGATTCCTTCATTTTTTCAATGCATGCCTTACTAAAAAATAATTGTTTTTCTTTAAACCATAAAGTCGGCATGCCGTTTCTTGAAATGAGTTGTGAATCTAATTTCTCAAAGCCGGTGAAATCTATAATATCGACATCTCTTTTATCTAAAGGTCTATATGTATCGTGAATCGCATTACCATCTTTATCTTTTGCATAAGCAAAATCACTAGCAAATCTATAATTTTCGTATGTAAAACCAGAGTATCTAATGCATACCGGTACAAATCCTTTTAATGCACCGTTTTTTATGACCGATAAAGGAGGAACAACATCAAAATATCTCTGCCTTCTTAATTGCTTGATTCTTAAAGCTTCTTCATATAGCTCTTTAGCGACTATTCCTTCATGATGATCATCTAACTTATATTTGTTTCTTTGATTGATATTTGTTCGCTTCTCATGAGTTGTAAAATCGACTGTATACGTTTTTCTAGCGATAATCATTCCGCATCTTCTCTCATTAGAGATAATGTTATTAACAACATTTGCATTCCATTTCTTATCACCTCGGATATTAGAAACATATCCAAGTTTCGTCATAGTTTCTGCTATCTCACTTGGAGATGCTCCAGTAATGTACATCGAATAGACAAGTCTTACAATTTCGGCTTCTTCTTCCACCACTATGTATCTGTCTGGTTTATCTGGATCGACCCGATAGCCAAATAATCTAGGTGTTAAGAAATTACCCCTAGCAAATCTATTGTCAATAGACCAGTTCATTATTTCACTTTTAGTATGGGATTCTTCCTGAGCAAAAATGGCTAAGATATTAAGCATTACGTCAGAAGAATTATCACCAGTATCGATACCTTCACTTTCAAAAAATACTCTTACTGGGGGTTTTAGACTTTTAAGTTCCCTAACTGTTTCAATGCAAACAACAACATTTCTAGAAAATCTAGAAACTGATTTGGTAATGATTAAATCGATTTTCCCTAAGCGGCAATCATTAATCATGCGAATAAATTCATCGCGGTGCTTTAATGATGTACCAGATATGCCTTCATCAGCATAGATGCCTACCATTTCCCAATTTTCATGATTACCGATATACTCTTCGTAATATAACTTTTGCAATTCAAAAGAAGAAGTTTGCTCTATATTATCTGTTGAAACACGACAATAGGCAGCAACCCTTAATTTTGTTGTTGTGTCACGGATAGATATAGGTTCAGCGGCTTTGATAACCACTATTTCATCTGCTCTATAGCCTTTTTGCCTATCACGTACCTTTTGTTTTTCTTCTTCTGTTGCCATTTATATTCTCTTCCAGATTAAAAGTTCTTGTAGTTAGATTCTAAGTCAAAAAGCAATAGCGTTATTACGCGATTATTTCATACGAATTAGTCTAATTTTCCGACTAATTACTTGATATGCCTTCGCTATGTATTGATACATACATACAAGGAGGTAAGTAATGATCGATGTAAAAGCCAAAATTAATTTTTTAATGGAAGCAAATAAGTGGACTGAATATGAGCTTAGTAGGCGATCAGGTGTACATCGCTCAACTATTGCTAGCATAGCTAGAGGTAAAAATAGTCCTAGAGTCGATACACTAAACGATATTTGTGAAGCGTTTGGAATTTCGATATCAGATTTTTTCAAAGAAGAATCTTCGGATGTTGATAATATTGTTGGTCAATATCGTCGCCTAGATGAAAGAAAAAAGCTTTTAATCAGAAACATATTTGAACTATTAAATAATTAAAAAAGAAGTACAGCGGGACTTTCCTTCTGTACTTTTTAAATATTGTAATTAATCATAAAACTGGCCTAATTATTTATATTCTTTTTAACATCAAAAATATAATAATCAATCGGCGATGTTTTCTTTCCATCGACGTAGTTACCTACAACAGTTCTGCCATAATAATCTACTGAAAACTCGTTGTCATACTCGAAATCTTCATCTTCGACATCTAAGCCATATCCAATATAACAAGAATGTGGCGTTTTTAATTCGATTCTAATTGGATTAATAACTGATAACTTTCCGCTACTATCTCTCATTTTATCTAAATAAATTTTTTGCCCATTTTTATCTATGATAAACAAATGTCCAGAATAATAGTCAAACCCTTCTTTAGTACCCAAATAATAAATATTATCAATATAGATAGGCCGGATTTGTTTTCTAAACAATGCCTTATCAATAGTGACTACAGTGTTAATAAAGAAAGTTTTATTCTTAAACTTAATGTTCTTTTCATTTCCAAAAATAAAGCTAGTATAACTAAGTTCTTTTTCTTCATGTAATCCAACTCGTAAAAAGACTTTCGCTTCATATTTGCCTTCTTCATAATCTCCGCAATTTATCACCCGAGGTTTTAATGTTGTTTCTATTTCTTCTACTATCTCATTATCTTCGAATATACGAATTATGAACGAAGAATCGTCATCGCCAATAAATCCTTTAGGATTCCACGATATTTTAAAGTCATCTGGGAAAATAGTTATTGGATTATCAATAAATTTTTCAGAAAATACAACATCGAAAAGCGGCAAGAAATCTCTATTTTCACTTTTTAATAAAATTGAAAAATTATCCATTTTTAAATATGGATTCCACGATAATGATTGAATTAATGAACCTAATTCATATATATGCTTTGTTCCTTGCTTTTTCATTTCCCTGTTATTACTTAAGGCAACAGTGAACGCCATGTCTTTTGGAACTTTTACATATAGTAAGGATGCAGGAGATATTTTCTTATACCATAAATCATTTTCAGAAGGTTTGCTTTTCCATTCACCATCATCTATTTTCCATTTAATGATCGGCGCTTCGATTAATAAGTCTCCATCTTCTATAGGAATTGCTATTGTTTCAGAAGAGATATCAAACGCCTCTTCGCCAAAATACTTATCGGTTTTAAATGTTACAACTCCAGTATCACCATCACCAAAATAATATGGCTTATCAAACACAATAGAGATGTTGTTGAATTTAATTATATTAATGCAGGCAATTATCGAATTATCGCTATATTTAAAAACAACTATTTTTTGAGGTTCTCCGGCATTTAAAAGACTAGTGATTTCATATCTTGTTTTGCCACCAATTATCTCGTGAGGAAATTCTGAAAGTTTAAATGAAGCGTCTTCATATTTGATGCCGTAATTGCCAATTTCAATTGAGCTCAAAACGTCTATACAAAGCTCTCCGTCAATAACCTGATATTCGGTGTCATCTTTTTTAAAGATAACATTGTTTTTCTTTCGCACGAAGAAATACAAATTTCTGTTCGTCTGTTCACTATAGAAAAAAATGGTTTTCCTTGCGCTTTGTATCATTTCTCCATCGATAGTTTCGAAAGAATATATATTTGATCCGACTTTTTGCATTCCAATTGGTGAGCGCAAAAGGGCTTCTAAATTTGCCACATAAATTTCATATTGGCCAGGTATACATTCTGATGATGTGACTTCTTTTCCGTTTTTAAACAAAATGAAGTCTCTAACAAGTGATTCTCTTGAATCATATATAACTTTACCAGAATGAGTAATTACGATACGCAAAACGCCGTTTTGTATATCTAAACCATCTAAGGGATATTCGCGCTGCATGGTGGACATAATAATCCCGGAACCACGTATGTACATTTCTTCTTTGTGGATTAATTCACCATCCAAAAAAATCTCTAAGTATGGGCGGTTATCAAAATTATCCAAAAGTCTTATTGAAGGAATCAAAACTTGGACTGCACCATCGATAAGAATGTATCTTGCTCTTATTTGTGAATAGTTAGTAGCAGTTTTTTCTGCTCTAGGATTTCTTGTCCTTGCCACTATCCCAAAGGTGAGTTGCTTTCTTTTCCACCAATCACTTAATAAAAGTTTAAAATATTTATCATTTTTTATCGGTTGATTATTAAACAACGAATGAATACAGCCAATTGTTTCATTAATTAGCGTTTCTAGAATACCGGGCGCATGAATGGCGAGGCCTTTCATTCCTACACGCATAGAATAAGCGTGACTTCCAATTTTTATGTCATCATCTAAGCTTTTAACAAATCTAAATTTATTTTTTAAGCTTTCAACAATTAAACCATAAACAGGATCTGTTTTTTCATATTGCTGGTCAAGGTCGTCGCAATATATTTCCCAACACATATCAAAAAACGATTCTGTCGAACTAACTGGAGCAAGAGCGTGGCTACAGAGTGTGGCATAAAACCTTTTCCCCCACTCAATCATATAAATCTTATTGGATTCAAAAAGCGAAATAATTGTGGTCCTTAGATTTGAATATATGACCTGATAAAGTCCATAGTTAGAGGAAAACTTTCTATAGATAAAGTCGAGAAATGTGTCCTCTTCAGACTTCCATTCTTTTGTTAAATTAACAAGAGCAATAAAAACAACCGCATAATCATCTTCGTTTTTGCAGCCAAATGACTGAAGCATAGAACCAGCTCGAGAATAAATTTCCTCCAATTCTTCTTGTGAAAAAAGATAGTTACCAACAATTGGTTCCTTTATTGCTTCTCTAATTTTTAACATCAAATCGTCGGTCATATTAATTTAATTTTAAAGATAAATCGTATAAGTAATATTTAGCTCTTGTAAAAGCTACGTAATTATAATTTTCCGGAGTATCTAAAGCGTGTATGTAAAAAACAACGTTCGATTCCAATCCCTTAAAGTCTTCAACAAGAGATATTTTAATCTTACCTTCACCATTTTCTAATGAACATATCCAACGTCCTAATGGTTGATTTATGTATTTGTTAAAATTGTCGTGGTCAGTCAATAAAATAATAGAATCAGTCGATACATTTTCTTTATCAATCAAATTAGTAATTTCAGTTTCGACAAATTTCTTTAAATCGTATTCTTTTTTAAATGTATACGAAATAGGAGACGGACCAATAATTTGATTAGTTATGACTTCTTTACCAAGATTGGTTTCAGCTGTAGCCCATTCATATATGCTCGATGTGTTTCTTAAATTTTCTCTCAGCGTGAAAGAAGGGACACTAATATCAAATCCATTTTTAAAATCTTTATCAAAAATGTTCTGAGTCATATCATAAAATACTCTCATTTCAGAATCAGAATCTTTTAAATGCATGCTTATTATCATTGCTTGATACTGATCGAAGTCCTGTGCTTCGTCAACAATTACCGCGTCATATTTTTTAAAAGAAGCAGAATCATATGCTTCCATTAATGCATCCGATGGACTATTGATATCTAATCCATCACATTTTATTAAATCGGAAAAACTCATAGATGTAACATTTTCGTAGCCATCAAACAAGTTCTTAAACAACAAAGCCAAATGTTCGCTATGCATTGTCACTAATACATTTTTTCCTTCTAAAGATGCCCTTTTTGCAAATTTATAAGCAATCCATGTTTTGCCGGTACCAGCGCCACCAGATATAAAAGTGCGTTTATAGTTATTTAAAAAATATACTAAGTTATCTTGCACTCTGTTAACTATATCTAGCTCATACTCTTTCGCCTCAATGATAGAACCAGCAGAGGCCTTAGCGGCTATCTTTTTATTAATCATGTTTTTAAAATTTAAACGTTGATTTTTTGTTAAAGAACCATAGTTTCTTTTTGTTTTATAAAACAAAAAAGCTTTTTTAATTCTTTTTTCAAGGTTGTTCATATCATTGATATCTAAAACAATATCCTTAGGTCTGTGATCTAGAAGAACGGCATCATCAATTGGATAAAACGGGAATATAGAGATGGAACCATAAACGCCATTAAAGCTGTCGTTGTATTCTTGCCCATACAATTTGAAAAAGTATCGAGAACTTTCTTCAGCTTGTTCCATTGGAGAACGTTTTAATTCTCTATCGCCATCTGATTCTTCGAGGATGAATTTGCCATTGTCAAATCTGAGACCTCTTCCACCTTTGACCTCACACGTTAAAAAGCCATCTTGTTCACTGAAAATCAAAAAATCTGATTCAGATTCCTTTTTTACTCCATTTATTTCATCAACCCATTGCACCGAATAAAAGACTGTATAAGAATCTGGTAATTGATTTTGAAGCGCCTTAAAAACTTTCTTCTCTGAGGCAGTGGCATTATATAATTCAATATTTTTCGGATACATGATTGCCATAACTATTTCCAGAATCCTTTCTTAATTTTTATCTCATCATCATTTATTTTAATCGTTCCACCATATAAATATGAGCGACTCAAATCTTTGTTGAAGTGGGTACAATTCACTTCACTCAAATAAGTACATGCAACACATGCGCCATTTTGGTTAGTAGAACAAACAGGATCAAATGTACAAATTTCATTATCTTTAAGAGCGTCTTCCAAGAAAATAAGAAGTTCGGTTTCAAACATTCCAGAAATAGAGCCCAATGTTACACCCTCACTCGTTGTTGGATAAATAAAGATGGAACATGTTTCAGGAAAAATCAACTCTGAAATAGAATCTCTACTTAAGCCAGAGTGCTTACCAGCACTAATTATCATCATATGAGAAATTGTGTGCAATAAAGAATATAAGGCCTTGGTAATTCTATTATCTCCTTGACCAGAAATCGTTGAAAAATGAGTGATTGATTCAAGATTAACGTTTTCCAAAAACCATATTTTGGCTTCCTCTTTGGTGGTTAATTCAATATCTTCAGACACTAACCCATTATCAGCGAGCCACTTAAATATCTTTAGCATATCAAATTCAATCAAAATGCCTTCAGTTTCAAGGATGGTTGTATATGCCTTATTACCAAACCCTTTAATCTTTAAAGGTCTTGACATATTTTCTGGATCTGGACAGCTTCTCATTCTTGTGAAGCCATATGCATAATTAACAATTTGAACAGCTTCAGAAACTTGAATATTTGAGATAGACATTTTGTTGAGAAGTTCATAAACGTCACAATCATCAATAATGGTTCCCACAGTTTTCCCTTTTGCAATGGCAGATTCCAAGGATATTACGCTTTTTGCATATTTTAATGTGTCATATTCAATCAAATCAGAAGTAATTATCTTTAGCTTTTCGCCTAATTTTGACATTGGGATATTATTATCAATATCTTGTTTTATCTTTCCGATGCTCAAAACTTCCCCTTCGTTAGCACTTAATCTTTTAACTACTTCTTCAGGGCTAAAGCCAAAGGCTTTTGCCATCATTAAAACTTCGGGATCATTAACATCCTTTGTTTTTGGTTCGAAAAAGGATTTTGGATCATCAAGAATCGAATGGAATTTTTCATTTGATATAATTCCGTACCATTTTGCAAGCATTAACAATTCGGCATCTGTTTTATAAGTAGACAATGCTTGAGAATATTTCTCGTTAAATAAATTAACGAGACTTCCGCTTTGCGTATTAAATAATCTATGATCTGTTGCGTTGCTTGGGAAAAGCTTCTTTTTGCAAACTGGACATATTAATTCCATTTCACGTTTATTGCCTTTAAGAGTATAAAACTTAAATTGGCTATCTTTATCTTTAGAATGATAGAAAAGCTCTTCCTTGGTTGGTGGTTTAACGCCTTCGGCATATCCGCATTCACAGCCATAAACCATACCAAGTTGTTTCATTTTTATATTACATTTTGGGCATTTTGGAGATGATGTTGCATTTGGAAGATATTGAACTCTCCCGCATTTTTCGCAATAAAACGTATTTGGATTTATTTTACAAACAATATCCGGAATATCTTCTATTAGCGAAGGCTCAACAAAAGAAAATGATTCTATAGATTCTGGCGATAAATTATCGTCAGCTTCACCACCGGCCGCAATAAAAGATTTGATTCTTCTATTAATATCGTTCTTAAGCATTTCTTCATTAATGCCATTGACTTTAGTATGATTCCAACTAATGACCTGACACGCATATTTATAGTCCGAACCTTGAGTGTCACTATATGTTATCCAGCTACCTGGAAGAGCTTTATATAAAGCTTGATTCTTATTTATTTTCATAAACTAATTACCTTTCATAGCCACTTCTAAAGGCACATCGACATCTCTTAAATTGGTCATTGGTCCTTTATGACGAGTCGTTGAATTCTTAATCAATTCGGGGATTAGTATCTCTGAATTTGTATTGTCTTTAAAAGCATTGAAGATTTTCGTCACTTCAACAGTAATTATTTTTTTATATAATTTTGAATCTTGGTTATCGCATTCATAAATGTTTAATACGTCATCCAATAGTTTTTCGAGAGTTAACTGTCCATTGTTGATAACTTTCGTGACGTCAATTGCTCTCCTCTTCATTACATAGCAATGATATAGAAGCGCTGCTACTACTCCTGGAATAGTACTATACACCGCGTTCTTCGCATATCTGTTGATTGGCACAGGATTTATTAATAAATCTTTGTATTCGTGGAAATTATAAAAATTTTTTAAATAAGATTTGTCTCTGTCACGAACTATTCTAAATATATCAAATACAATTCCTGTAAACTTTCTTCCGGCTCTAGAATAGGCTTGAATATATTCGGATGTTTGGTTAGGCATACCAAAGAAATAAATTTGATTAAAGCAATCTTCATCAACACCATGTGAAATTGCAGATGTCGCAATAATCACGTTTTTGGTTTGATATTTATCATCGCATGCCTCTACATCGTGCATAACGCTCTTGATGGTCTTAAATTCAACATCACCTGTGATTTCTGCGATATCAAATTTTGGAAGATTATTTGCCAAAAGGGTATTGTTTCCAATGTTTTCTAGCGCAGTATATATTTCGCCAGCATCATTTTTGGAATTATTATAAATAATTGCAATTAGATAATAATTCAAAATTGTCTTGAGTTCTTCAGATGTTCCAACAAATCCTTTTTTTGTTAATTCTGTAATTTTGCTATCGCAATCATTAATCCACTGCGAAACAATGATTCTCATTAAAGTAGTGATTTTTTGAACACTATCGGTAATTGAACCACCATATAAGGCGGCACCTATAATTATTCGACTTATCTCATTCTTATCGATTGTTGAATAAAAATTCTCTTTTTTTACAGATGATGGGAATCTTTTCGCATCTTTGTTATATAAACCTTTGATGTGTTTTTCGTAATCAGATATCGTTGCTGTTGCTCCGATAAATTTAATTGTTTTTCTTTGGTTCTTTGGAACTAAGTTTTCGCAATAATACTGGATTAGAGATTCATAATGCGAATCAAACGTTCCTAAACTCTCGTTCACGAGGTGTAATTCATCTTGGATGAATAGAGTTGGAACCGGATCTTTTCTTTCTATGTCGTTTTCAAGTTGGCAATTACATCCTGGAACACTACATCCGCTGGCGTAAGATAAAAATCCATGTTTAGCGCATCTTGTTGTAGATTGCCCAAGTAAGGACTTAAAGCCTAACGATGTACCGATATTTGCCATTTTATCAATTGTCGAAATAACAAATGTAGGCGTATAACGATAGATTTCATCATCGACAATAAAAATTGGTGGTTCAAAAGAACAATCTGGGTTGCTACAGACATGTTTTAGTACCCACTTATTTTTATCGAAAACAATATTCATCTCCTGTTTGCAAATAGGACAAATATCTATTTGCCTATAATTATCGTTTTTTGTTTTTTGAGCAGAGATATCAATTTCTTCCATTTTCTTTTCATCAATTCTGTTAGGAGTGTTTTTTGAACCGGTGAAAAATCCAACAGAAAAATCATCTCCAGGAATTTGATACTCTTTTTTGATTTTGTTTGCATTTATTGTTAATAAAAGGATTCTATCAAGCTGTTGAGCGGCAAGTAATCTCAGAGGGTATTTTATTATTGCTGTCACACCATTTTCTTTTCCTCTAATCCTGTCAAAGAATGCAGCAAAAATGACACATCCTAAGAATGTTTCGGTCTTACCACCACCCGTTGGAAAATAAATCAAATCAACATTGTTTATGTCGTTGCAGTGAAATCCAGGGGTGCCTTTATACTCAGAACTAATGATGTCAGCCAATTCAGATACAATAAAAACTATCTGGAACATTCTCCAACCTGAATAATTTTTATTTAGGCCAAACGTCCTATTCATCAATTCAAATGCTTTTCTAACATCTGTCTTGTTTTGAATAAGATCTATACCATACTTAAATCTATTTATTTCGAATTCGAAATCGTTCACTTCTTTTTCAAAGCAATTTACATATTCTTCGGTTTCGTGCTTTTTGGCAATCGAAACATCTAGTCTATAACTCTCTAATTTTTTCAGCATCTCTTTATAAATAAAGCTAAGATTATCAACAGGTTTCTCAACGAGCTTACTGAATTCCATATACGAATTATATTTGTCAATTGTTAAAACGCGATTTTGGCGATAAACAGGTATGTTTTCTGTTTCAATTGTATGTTCATCAATTTTATTGATTGTGCAATTGTTGCCTACAGCTGGAAGCATAGGTTTATCAATGTAATAGTGTTTTGTTGCATTAAATTGAAATGGAATAAAACCATCGTTAGACTTAACTTCTAAGCCACCATTAAATATTGCGGTTTCATATGAACCACTTTTAGCTATTTTGTCAGTAAAATTAACTAATTGAACAAGCACTTCGTGATATTTTTCATAACTATCTACAGATATATACAGTTGTATTTTCCAATTAGGAACGGCCATTGATTGATATGAGTCTATTTTGCCTTCAAATCTTGTTTCATCTAATAATTCTGAAATAGGCAATTGCAACTTTTTATAGCCAACGGAAGTTGTTCTAATTGAGTCGATTATATCGTTTATGTTTTTTGATAGTTGTTCGTTCAATTGATTTGAGCAATTTTCAATATCATTAATATCAATAGTAAAATATCCAAAATCTCTCAAGGAAATGCTTTTATTCACTTGAACAATGTATTCTTTTGGTTCTGCGCCATCATTATTCAGTTTGTAGTTATCGACAAAATTTAAAACATCTTCTTTGGTTTTAATTACAAGATTTTCTTTTCCATTTAATTGAGAAATCAAATACTTAAGCTGTTGTTCATAAGTAGGCCTGATTCGATAAAACAACTTTCCTTTCAATTTTAATTGAACTTTTGTTGTTTCTTTTGGAATTCTAAATCTCAATCCAATTGCTGGAATGGTTTTAAATTTTTTGTCATCTACTTCTTCGCCTTTAAGGATAGATGCTTCTTGCTGCGCACCATCAATCATGCCAATCATTACATGCTCGGAAGGAACTTTGCCAAAAAGCCAATCTTCATTACTTCCAGTAATATCTCGAATTAATTCATCTTTTAAAGACTCGGCAACAATTGTGCAATTTTGCTTATTAATTTTCATCGAAATATCTCCTTCCACTAATTGGTCTAATAATCTTTTTAATAGGCGATTCTTTGTCTAAATCGTCAATAATGTAAAGGCCTTCTCTTGCTCTTGAGCAAGCGGAGTAGATTTTCTTACCAATTTCATTTACATAGAATCTGGCTGTTTGATTGTTTGTAATTAAATCATTTGTTAATTTTCTGACTTTGTTGTCGCTGCTATCGTGCATATAATCCCAGAAATGCATTCCACATATAATAACGTATTTAAAGTCAAGCCCTAAGCAAGAATCGATAGTAGACATAATTACACCGTCGCAATCAAAAAGGGCATAACGCTTTTCCCTTCCATCGTTTGCGTCTCCGTGGATAAAACTAAATGGAATGTCCGCTTTGTCAAATTCGTTTTCTACAGCTGTGATAGGGGCATACCATCTACCAAATCTTGTTGCTGGATATATGACTGCGATTTCACTATACTCAGCATTCATCTTTTTATGAAGTTCATTTACCAATTGTTTCACTTTTGTGAATTTATCATTTGAAGAGATAAGTATTTTAGTTCTCAAACTTCCTCTTTTTGATGTTTCGGATGTTAAGCACGAACTTTCCGGATCAATAGGAACACCAATTTTCGTTAAATACTTATTGAAGTCTTGTATCATTGTTGTCAAATATTTAGCTATCAGGTCGGTATTTCTATAATTCTTTTCCAGTTTCTTTACACGTCCTTGTAAAGAAGGAACAATCTTTGTGTTTTGCCATGATGCCTTGCCTTTAGAACGTAAACTTTTAACATCTTGATTTATATCCCCAAACATTTCAAAGAAATAATCTTTTCCGTCACTTTTGTCCAACAACTTATAACAAATATCAATCCATTTCGGGTCAAACAATTGAATCTCGTCAATAAAAATAGCATTGAAATTAGTCTGTATTATTCCAGAATCAACAAAATGTTCGAATCTATTAATCATCCTGTCAAAATCATCTTCGTTATCTTCTATGTTTAAACTTCTAACAAATGTTGGATCTTTTTTGAGAAGAAGATCGCGTACCAATTTATGAAATGTTTGAATATGCAAATATGGGGTTTTCATTCCGCTGACCTGAGCAAAAGTTAAATGATGCTCTGCGAGGTTCTTGTTGTAACAAGTTATGAGAACATTATTATTGTTTTTAATTGACTGAATTCTATAGGCTTTTGAAACAAGCAATACACTTTTTCCAGTTCCAGGATTTGCTAAAGTTAAATAATGTCCGGGCTTAGTGTCGTTAATCATTCTAATTTGAGAATCATCTAAACAAAGAGCACTAAACTCTCGCTCATCACCAGTGATTGGAGCGAATTTTGGATTATTTTCTTTGCTTCTAATAACAATATTTTCTTTAGGAACAATATCAATTAAAGTAGCGTTTTCAGGAACGACTCTTTCTATAATTGAGCCATACATTTTAGGACTAATCGAAGTGAATGATGAAGTATCATATTCTTCAAAATTAGAAAACAATTCGTTCCCGTAAATATGACTAGTAAAGTTTTTAAACAATATATTTTTATTTGATATTTTTATTTTGCTCTTTTCTTCGTTTGACATTTTTAAAACATCAACATTTTGATAAACAAGGACAAATCGTGTTGGATATCTCAAAATCTTATAAGAATCATTTTTAAATACACATAAATTTTTAGACATTAAGAAATTTTTAGTATAGTGATTCTTCAAAGAAGAATATTGGTTGTTCGCCAACGGCTCAAACATTGTTGAAGCAAGCATATCAGCAGTCAGCTCTTGATTCATCATTTTAAAAACAACTATTCCTTTATCAGGTACAATCAAAACACCAACTTCTCCATCACCTTCGGGATAGGCCTTAATAGTAGCAATGCCATCTCCTGTATATTTCTTTCTCAAAAATGTCATTAACCTTTTGGCATTTGTTGAATAGCAAGTTTGATCTGTGTAATTGGAAGGAATTATTTTAAAAGCGCTATTAATTTCCTCATCCGATATTTCATCTTCACTAATAATATCTTGAATTACTTTGGTTAAATGCATGTTTAAAATAGTTTCTTCACGACCACTATCTTTGAATCTAACTAGACTTTTAAAAAAGCCTCTTCTCTCAATTACAACTCCTTCTCCGAATTGTTCATTTTGGACAATGTCACCTTTAAGAAACTCATCACTTTGTGTTTTGCTTTCAGTCTTTTTAGGCACATATACTTTCAAAAAAGATGGCATAATGGGTCTTCGCTTTTTTCCATCAATAGGATTATCAAAATCCACTTCAACATAATCATGATCTTCATCCAAGGAAACGATAGTACCCATACCAAAAGTTTTGTGTTCAACACGACATCCAATTTTAATTTGAGAGTCATCAACTTTTGGTTTTTCAACTGGTTTAGGTTTTTCTTCAACTTTCGAAAGAACAGAAGCAATCATAATCCTTCTACGCTTATTTTCAAAAGACATATCAAAATCAACTGTTGCTGTTTCGCCTTTTTTATCAACGAAAACAACAGTGCCTAAGCCAAATTTATTGTGCTTAACTCTTGTACCAACCCAAAGTTCCTCAATACCCATTTGCCTACTAACCAATCAAATGTTTTAAATATTCACTGCTATCAATCAAATTATTGATTGCTCCATTTTCTAAATCTTCCAAATTGTATAAATTAGTCAAAACATCAAAAGTTTCTTCTAGATTGTGCCTTGCACTATTCCATCCAATCCCATCTGTGAACCATACAAATTGGAACCCACTGATATCTTTTGACTCTAATGTTAAAGTTTTGTAGCTTCTTGCGGTTTCGTTTAGTTTTGAACCGCTACTTCCATAGAAATTACATTCACAAGCAAATATGGTTCCTAAAGCTCCAACAAAAACAAAGTCAAATCTCTTTTCGGCTTTCCCGTCATTACTTAATTTAGATAAATCTAAGTGAAACTTCTTTTCAACTTCAGAAGCATACATTTCTTTGAAGTATGTTTTTTCTTTAACTAGTCCTGCTTTTATAAGGTATGATTCAACCAAATCTTCCATAACATGTCCGGTTCTATTTTTGCGACCATTTGTATCCATGCCAACTTCAACGCCTAAAACATAGTCAACAAGATTGTTAATGATATGGTTTTGGAGTAAATCAAATAAGCCACTATTTCTCATGAAGAGTGTATATTGTTCGACAGTGTAATTCATTTTAACAAAGTTAAAAATGTAACTTCCATCAGCATCTTGTACTTTTATTTCAGCTTCGCGTTTAGCTAAAAGAATTGGTACCACGACTAAAACATTAGGATATTGTTTAACGATAGATTTAAATTCTTCTTCGATATTTTTGGAACCAATAAGCGAATTTAAAATATTAAGTTCAACCTTAATTTTTTGAACATTTTCATAAACTTTTTCAAAGTCAGTGTAATAAGTCCAGGTTGCGATGCTATCCTTCATTGTTGATAGCCAAGTATTGAAATCTCTATTTGCCATCGCTTTTACCCCCTAAATATCTTTTCTTGGTGAGTTCCAAATAATCTTTATCTAATTCGATACCTATGTATTTTCTATTCATGCTAGCAGCTACAATGCCAGTTGTTCCAGAGCCATTAAAAGGATCTAGAATTAGGTCACCTTCTTTAGAAGCTGCAGTAATTAGTCTTTCTAATAGTTTAGCAGGTTTTTGTGTTGGATGCTTTCCAAATTTCTTTTCGCTCTTTGGAGCGGTAGCAATTTCCACTATCTCTGGTTCAACATCATCAAACTCCCACACATCTTTCATTTGCTTACCGCCATTTTCTTCTTTCATGGCTTCATAGTTGAAATAATGCGTTCCTTTTTTCTTAAGAGTTAGCTGTTTTCTAGCCCAAATAATAGTCTCAGTCGAGTGAGTAAAACATCTACAAGCTAGGTTTGGAGCAGGATTTGTTTTCCTCCAAATAATGTTATTGATGATGGAATATCCTTCTAATTCAAGTGACACACCTATTGCGTAAACACTATGGAGCGTGGAAGAAATCATAATTGTTCCATTGTCTTTAAGGACATCTCTACAAAGCGTTATCCATTTACGATGATATTTGATTCTGTCTTCGATTGTTTTGGAATAATCCCATTCACCTTTATTGACGGATACTTGTTTCCCGTTTTGACAGCTGATTCCACCACTAGATAAAAAATATGGAGGATCAGCGAAAATCATATCAACTGACTTAGGTTCGAGTTTCTTTAATATACGAAAAGAATCTCCTTTAAGGAGAGTGAAATCATTATCTTTATAGAAGATATCTCTTTTCGTAACCATAACTAGTAGTTTGTAATAATTACTTCTTCGACATTTCCACGTCCATCAGCTTTTGAATTAATTCTTCTATTTGCTTCTATAACGTGAACATTAAAGTCTTTATAAAGTTCCTGTATAAATTTAGTGTTGGCATTGCTGGCCATTACAAATACGCCTTTATCGGTTAATTCCCTAATTACATCGCGTAATCTTTCTTGTTCTTTTTTGTCGAATCCACCAGTTGTATATGAGGTGAAAGATTGTTCACCTACCACATCATATGGAGGATCAAAATAAACAAAATCGCCGGCTTTAGCAGTTTTAACTGCTTCAGCAAAATCTTTGCTCAAAATAACAGGTTTTCTCTTATGAAAATACTTATGCAGAGCTTGGATATTGTCTTCGGTAAAGCAATAAATTTTATCTTTTCCGTTAAAAGGAACGTTGAATTGTCCTTTACCATTAACTCTATACAATCCATTAAAACATGCCTTATTTAAATAAATGCATCTGGCCGCTTTTTCGTAAGTTTTTAACTTTGCATAGGCACTTTTCTTTCTGTCGAGGTCCCTTATCTTGTAATAGTATTCTTCAGAATGATTAGCTTCATGCTTTTTACAAAGCTCATAGAATTTTTTAAACAGCCTCTTATCACGAAGGCATCTATAGATATAAATTAGTTCTTTGTTGGAATCATTAATAGTCGCATGAATTGGAGCAAGTTCCAAAAATAAAGCACCACCACCAACAAATGGTTCATAGTAATGCTTATATTTCTTTGGTTTAAACTCTAATAGTTTATCCATAATCTGGCGTTTTCCACCAGCCCATTTAACGAAAGGTTGTAAACTCATATGTATGCTCCTTTTAAGAACTAATGATCTTAAATTAATCTAATATTATCAGTTTTAAAGCTCTTTATCCACTAACAAAGCATTTTTTGCTTATTAAACATCATTGATAAAAATGTCTTTAATGAATACTTTGTATTGATTAAAGAAGTAAAAAGCACCCATTTTTAGGGCACTTTCATAGGTTTTTTATAGGTATTATTAGACTCTTGAGAATTTATTCTCCAAGAGACAAATAATAAATTATTCAATTTCTACCAAGCCTTGAAGACTGCCATCTTCATAGAATTCTTTGAGTTCATTAGAGGTATAAATGAGCACTTGAGCTTCAGGCATTGTTTTAGGGTTATCAGTGGTAAACACTAATGAATTATTCCAGAATCCAGCCACCACTCTTGGCTTATTAAAGAGATAGACAGTTCTGCCTATTTTAATTCCTTTGTTATCGGTTATCTTAACGATGATATCTAATTTATTCATTTTTAGACCTCCCAAGGTGTATTTAACCAATTAACTAATTCCTTAACCGAATCAGTCTCAAATAATGGTCTATCGTTCTCAAAATCAGCACCAGGATGTCTTCTTCCCCATACTGAGTAGCGGTGATTGTTCCAGCAGCAGTCTATTTGGATGGTGAGCATCACATTGCCTGTTTCGATATCCGCAAAGCGGAAGTCATCATAGAGTGGTCCATTTAAAGGGCAGTTGTTTTTAAACCAGACATACCAGTTTTCAACATCAACCTTTCCACCACGTTTGACCTGTTTAATGATGTTGCCCATCTTTTTGGTCTTGTTGGCTAAGCTTGAGTCTTTGCAGAACCAGTCATACCAACCTGCCTTTATTTGGGTTTTAACATCATCGGCATCAAAATTGCCTTCCATGAATTCATCAATCCAACGGAATAATCTTAATCTGTCCATCATTACCAGCCACGCTCCTTTCTTTCAAATTCAAAGCAGGACTCACTGTACCTTTTCCAAATTGGATTGGTTTCGATGTCCTTATCTTCAAAAACGCGGATGCCTGCTCGCACTTCATTAAAGTAGTTAAGCAAAGCTTCATCACCTTTTTCTCTCCACACTTCTTTACCATGATGGAGATAAACATATTCATGAGTTTTCTTGTTATAACCCAATTGGTTTTCTTTCCTTTTGCCTTCAGTTACTAGGTACATTATTTGAGCCCCCTCCATAAAGGTTTGAGTTCAACAGGTGTGTTTTCATAGTCGATTTCATCCATCGCTAATGGCTCTGGTCCATCTAGGCTCTCGATGCATTGGGTAATGCAAGTGATCCATCTATCAACTGGGTATTTCTCATCTGTGACCCCAGCTTCTTGGTATCTCTTGAGTAGGGTTTCGAGGCCCTTTTTAGTTTCGATATAATGCATGTTTTGACCTCCTTTTTGGTCATGTATATATTCGCGTAGTCTTGCCTATATATCAAGTTATATCTAAAGATATAAAATAAGAAGATACTTGCCTAAAGGACGCTCTGCTTTTTGATTTTCCAGAATCGATTTTGGTTTTTGAAAAAATTGGCCTCGCGTATTTTTGAGGTAGGCCCACCGGTACTCTCAAATACTTTGTATTTGCAGACCGGGGGGGAGTCATTTTGCTAGAGAACAAGGAACAAAAAGAACAAGATTTTCTATAAAGTTCTAAAACGTGCTTTTAATTATCTCTACTGAATTAATTTACGATTTTCGAACAGTTATATATTTCTTGTTCCGCTTGTTCCTGTTCCTACTTTTCACGAATGAAGTATCGCTGTTTAGAATAAGGACCCATGACTTTAGTTTTACCAGATTTAACCCAGCCTGGTATCTGCGCCATTATCATAGATATTGCGTTAGATTCTTTATTGTTGAAGTCGGCCTTGTCTTTATTGAAGCACTCCACCCAAATCTCTATTGGACTAATCTCTTCACGTTGATAGATAGCTGGACCAAATGTCACCTGAGGGTAATAGTTAGAATCAAACTCTTTATTAAAGTAATATTGTCTATCCGCGATGGAACATTCATCCCAGTTATCAGGAAGAAGCTCATCTAGATACTTCTCCACTATGCCGGTCCTATCGTCATGCTCCATAGCATTGTTTTGATACTCTGCCGCTATTTCTAAGAACTTCTCATCAAGGAATAATGGTTCACCACTTACATAGTAATGTCTAGCTTCTGCCCATAATTGATCTTTGAATGTCTTATCGAACCTGAAGTTAGGAATTGTGTTGGTTGAGTTAATCTTAACAACCCAGAATCTTCGGTTACCAGTTAAGTCGCGAAGATAGCCTTGCTCCCCATTGACTGTAGCAAAGATAACGCACTTTCTTGGATGTCTTTCTACATGGTGGCCATAGGAGGCACGGTACTTATCATCGGTTGAGGAGATAAAACCTTTCACTTTTTCGATGTCCGCTTTCTTCATGCCAGCTAGTTCTTGAATCTCAACAATCCAAAATCCCTGTAACTTTTCTCCTGCTTTCTTGTTGTCATCCATATCGGATAGTTGAAGCGAGTCTGAGAAGTATTCTGGGTCCACTAGCGATTTAATAATTGTGGACTTACCAACACCTTGTTTACCATCTAGGACAATTATATTGTCAAATTTGATTCCTGGTTCATAGATGCGTGCTACAGCAGCGGCAAACCACTTTCTAGTTACCTCACGAGTGTAGTCGTTATCATCTGCATCAAGATATTTAATAAAGATATTCTCTAATCGCTTAACGCCATCCCACTTAGGTAAGTTATCTAAATATTCCTTAACGGGGTTGAACGCTCTATCTTCAGTTACCTTAGCAAAGGCGTTTTCAAAGTTCCTATCACTAAAGTCGCAATAATGACTGGCAACATAGACCTTAAGTTTAGATGTATCCGCATCTCTCCAAAACCTAGTAGATGTTGGCCTAAGCCATGGCACCTCTCCTCTTACTTCAGCAGTATCAGCGAGGATATTAAATGCGATGCCTTTAAGTTTTTCATCATTCTCTAAAATGATAACGAGGTTAGCAACTGTATTAGCGATATCGCCATCATCATTTGTCGCAAGCTTCTTAGTCCAACTAAAATCAATTTCTTCATCACCAAAGTCTTCCTTAATCGATTTAATGTTTTCTTCAGCGATTAGATTTTTGACCTTTTCATCATTTCTAGCGAAGTCCACCATCTTTTTAAAGGAAGGCTTATCATCGCCAAATAGATGAATACGGACAAGATTAAAGGCACTTAGAGTTTGCCCCACCGCTGGGTCATTAGCGTGATGAGAATAAAACAATTTATCATCATAATTAATCGCACCAGCAACACTACTAGAAGGAATATATTTATAGCGGTTACCACCAGCTTCTTCATAAATATCACTTAAGAAAGCATCGATAGCTTCGCTAATTGAATAGGCTCTATTGAATGCTCCCACTATGCCATCTTTAGTTAATGGGTCAGCTTGTTTTCTTCCTGGTTTACCACCACTCACATGAGTCTCTTTTGCTTTTTTAGGAAGCGAAGTTAAATCATTCCAATTTGGATATTTTGCTAGAAAAGAGTCGGGATTTAATAGGTTTTTCTCAACTTTTCGATAAATGAAATTGCCATCACTTGGTGTTGAAGGCCAGTACATTAATTGATTAATTGTGAAGCTAACAGGATCTACTTGTTCGATACCTATTTCATCAGCAAGCAACCTAGATATTGCGACATATTCATCGCCTTCTACATCTCTGCTTAAAGGGATAATTATTCTAAATCTAGGCGAGTCATCTCTATGCCCATGAGTGGAATAAAGGCAACTTGTGTATTGAAAGTTATCTTCATACCATTTTAAGAAGTTGGGAGTGGCATCATCTAAATCTAAAGTGACTAAACTTCTATACTCCACATTGTTTTTAAGTCTTTGAGGAGTCTTAAGTTTGCCGCCCACAAAACCACCATGATCCTTGGCTTCTTGTTTAGCATCTTTAACAAAGTGTTTATACTCCTCTACTGTTTCAGAGGTTCTAATTGTTTCACTTAATTTTTGGGAGAGTTGTTCCCAAGTGATTCTGGTATTCTTCCAGGTTTTGCTATTGGCTCTTTGTCCAACAGCGATTATTAAATCTCTCATAGGAATTAATCCTCCTTATCATCGTCTGCACCAATAGGAGTAGCGTTAGCCCACTCCTCTGGTTCATTCTTTTTATCCATATATTCATACATGTATTTCTTAGGATCGAAGTCTTTACCAAACTTCATGATGAGGATATATTTGATAGCTTCAAAATCAGGTGGATAGTATTTCTCATCTTCGGTGACTTTAGTTTCAGTACCACCAATAGGATTTTTTCTCATCGCTTTTGAAGTTGTCTTTTCTTTATATCCCACCGCTTTTCTTTTAAGAGCGGAAAATAAATCTTGTAAAAGTAAAGCTTCACCTTCAGAAATAGCTTGTTGAATTTCTTTATGTTTATTTTTAAGTTGTGTAAATGTCTGCTCAGTGATGCCTAAGTCGCGACACATCTCTTTTTGCGTGTAGAAAGTAGCTGAAGCCGCTTTGATATAATCAAGCTTAGACTTTAGCACACCTGTCTTTTCCCACATTTGAAATGTATCGAGTTTCTTAGCCATAGCACCTCCACAAATAGAGAGAGGTGCCTTAATGGCAAAGTGGTTAATTATTTTAAAGCACCACTCTCCAAATTAGATGATAAATCATCTAATCAACTTTTGAATAGGTGATGACAGTATGCTATTTATCTGGTGTGATAAATTCCACCAGTACAGGAGCGCAATGTTTGAACCAATTAATAGAGAGGACAGGCATGCTTTTGACATATTTATGAAGGAAATAACTTGTTGCACATCCATTGTGTGGACATTCCCTCTTTATGTATTCCGCAAAAGATATAAGAGCAGATCTAATATATAACTGTGTCTCAGTTGTGTTTGATGTCACTTCTCCATATTTGGTCTTGTAAAATTCTTTCGCTAACTCAAGAGCGTTGTTTGGTGTAACTAGCATAATCACTCATCCTCCTCATCAGATTTGAAACCTGTGTAGTCGTAATCGAAAATGACAGCAGACAAGAACTTGACCTCTCTATAGACATCAGTGTTTTTAAAAATTCCATCAAAGATATCGTCCGAGTGAGCATGACAGAACATCATAAATTTCATGCAACCCCAAAAGTACCAGCATAAAACATCTGGTTTTTTGCTTTGATTCTTAAGGACAAAATCAATCACATCAATTTTAAGAGGCATTATCACCTTCTTCTCTTCAAGATATTCGCCAAAGGCGAGTAATCCTTTTTTGATAGATTTGTTACATAAAGAATCTTCGCTTTCTTCGGGGTCAGTTGCATGTTCTGCAAAGATTGTGGCCAAGTTTTTGTAAGGCAACGGTTCGCCTTTTTTTAATAACGCCTTTAGCCTTTTAACGTTATTCTTATTAATTTTAGTTTTCATATTGTTCCTCGTGCGGGTTTACCGCTTAATGAGAGCAAGCTCTATCAATTAAGAAGAACAATAAGAACGTCTCCACCTTGGTAAACATAGAGTCCATCATTCTAGAAAATCAATAGAGCCAAGCTCTACTAAATGTCATCACTATCCATATTTAAGGATGCTTGATATTTTTCTTCCTCTTCCCAGATGACCTGAACAGGAATATTAAGAGCGTATGCGAGTGAAACTATTGTTTTAAATTGAATTGCTTCACCAATAGCACCGTTCTCAATGCGATTGTAATGTTGGTGCGATACTCCCATCTCAAGAGCAACGCGATACTGTGAAAATCCGAGCTTTTGTCTCGCATTAACTAAGTACATACGAATCGGATAATACTTCATCTCGTTTCACTCCTTTCTGGGATCTACCCAACATTTTTTAAGCAGCATGAGCTCCTGCTGTCACCATTATTTTTATATAAGGAAAATTGCGTGTAAAACTATTTTTTGTGGTAAAAATTTAGCTCATTTTTTGTGGCAGTTTTTGTGGATATTTTAGGGAGTTATCGCTTAACTTATTTATTTATAAATAAAGAAAAACACACCTTAATTTAGGTATGCAAATTTTCTCATTTTTGTGGAGACACATTTTTTAGACTTTTGTGCACATTTATTTATTTTTTGTGTAAATTATTAAATAGGAGACGCACGTATGCCAAAAGTAAATGTTGAACCAGGACCATATCCAAAAATCAATTCATCAGTTAGGAAGAACTTCAAAGGAGTTGTCACATTAAAAGAGCAAGGCGAAGTCTATAAAGAAGGTCTTACTCAAGATGAACTTGCTGAACTATTAAATATTGATAGGTATGAACTTTCTTATTATGAAAATGGACAGAAAGAGATTCCGGTTTCTTTACTTATGCAAATGGCAAAAGTGTTAAATTGTTCCATCGACCTTCTATTGGGTATGCCATTTGATTATGCCTATAACAAGCAAAATAATAATTTGACCACCATCGCTCTTAGTCAGGTACAACGTGGTTTCTATAAATTAGACAATAGCCTTAAAGGGGTTATGAAGTTCGATGCCAAATTTGCGGATAGGCCAAATAACATCTGTGCATACATTCTTCAAAGCGACTCAAGTGTATTGGGTTTATTAAAAGGCGATGCTGTTATCGTAGATAAAGACATAAGGCACTATATCAATAATTCAATGAATCAAAAATGCACATGCATGCTTTCTGGTGATTACATTGAAGAAGGAAAACATAGCGTTTCCACTGCTTACTATTTTTCTGAAGTGGGTGTCGCGACCGACTTATATGGCAACAAGAAAAAGAGATCCTTCTATTACTACACCCATACCGGTGAATTAAAAATTGTCGGATGCCAAGTTATACAAAGGATTTGTCACGCGGTCGTTATCCAATCAGTCAAATATCATTTATTAGATGTTAAGTAGCATATCGCTATCACCTATTATAAAAATCCCGCTCCATTTAGAATAAAAGCGGTAAACATAGAGTTCCTCGTTTGAGGAGAATGTCCTCTTTTCGGAGAGGACTTTTTGATGAATAAGACTATTAGCTATGAATTTGAAGTAGCGATTCTTGATAAATTATTAAAAGAAAACAAGATTACCCACGAAGAATGGTACGCTCTTTTAATTATGCTCCGTCAGAAGTATAACCTCCCTTGTATTAATAATATCAATTGTATTGATATTAAGTCTGCATTGAGGCAATATACACATGATGGCAAAGGAAGTAATTAAAGTAGCGAGTCCCGCTCAATATATCGCCTCTACTGGTTTAGATAATAAAAGGAAACATGTAGCGGCATACGCACGAGTGTCTACTGATAGCGAGGATCAGATTCACTCTTTTAAAGCACAAATTGATGAATACACCACCAAGATAACCAGTAACCCTAACTGGGAATTTGTCGGTATGTATTCTGATGAAGGTATCTCAGGTACTTCTTTAAAGAAAAGAGATGGACTTAACGCTTTATTAAAAGAAGCTAAGAAAGGTAATGTTGACCTTATTTTAGTGAAGTCTATTTCTAGACTCGGAAGAAATACGTTAGATATCCTCACCATTGTTAGAGAACTTAGGGAAATCGGAGTAGAAATTAAATTTGAAAAAGAAAATCTTTCATCTTTAGATACCAGAACCGATATGGTTTTAACGTTCCACTCCTCTATCGCTCAAGAAGAGGCTAAAAACATCTCTGATAATGTTAAATGGGGAATTAGAAAAAGGATGAGAGATGGGAACTGGAAAGTACCAACTGAGAAATTCCTTGGTTATACCAAAGATGAAAATGGCAACATGATTATTGATGAATCTCAAGCCGATATCGTTAGAGCTATCTTTAATCTTTATCTCGCTAATAAATCAATAAAAGAAATCATCGCTTATTTAGAAGGTAACCACTACTTGACTGGTTCAGGTAAAGAAAAATGGAGCCGCCAAAACATCATGCAGATTCTCCAAAATGAGAAATATAAAGGTGACTTAATTCTCCAAAAGACTGTTGTTATCGATTATTTATCTCATGAGTCTAGAAGCAATAAAGATGGAAAGTACGCGGACATGTGGTTAGTTAAGAACCATCATCCTGCGATTATCTCTAGAGAAGCTTTTGATTTAGTGCAAACCATCATCGAGTATAAAAAGAACGATAGATTCCTTAGACCTGATAGTAACAATCCTCTTTCTGCAAAAATATACTGCGGTATTTGTGGCAAAAAGCTTGTCTATCAATCAAGAAGTGATGGCAAACAAATGTACAGTTGCAATGTTAATAGAAGAAATATAGAGAAAGAAAAATGTAGCCTTCCTCCTATTCAAGAAGAAGATATAAATGCCATCTGCATCAAAGCGATGAAAGAGTATTATTCTGATAGTTCTCTTACCACCAATCTTTTAGATTGCTTAACTTCTATAGGCGAGACTTCTCATAAACAAGAAGAACTTAACAAAGTTAAAGAAGAAATCATCGCCACTGAAAATGAGCTCAAAACCATCATTGAAGAAAAAATGGAAACCGATTCTGAAGAAGATGATGAAAGATTATCTAATAAATATAAAGAAGCCAAGAAACATCTAAATGGATTAAAGGCTAAATTAGACACTTTATCTGGTGAAACATATCAATCCTTTATCTTCGAAGCTAGAAGCAAGGAAATCGCCTCTTTAATAACTAATATGGATAACGACGAATGCTACTTAAGGCTTATTGATGAAGTAATCGTTAATGAAGATAACTCTATTACCATTATCGATAATGCTGGTCACCGTGTTTCTAAAGAAAACATCAGCAAAAACATCAAAAAGATAAATGGCTTAGAAGAAGTCTTACATGGTTACTACACTTCTCCTATAACCGCGAAAGTTTATAAATACAAAATCGTAAGATTGGAGGATTGCTCATGGCTCAAGAAATAATTCAAATTAATAAAGTTGCCCCAGTTGGTAAAAGAAGAGTATGTGCTTATACCCGCGTTTCTTCTAAAAGTGAAGATCAGGAGAATTCTCTCGCTTATCAAATCGAAGCTTATACCAAGATGATCATGACAAATCCTAGTTATGAGTTCTGCGGTGTTTTCGTTGACGATGGAGTAACTGGTACTTCTATTTACAAAAGAAAAGAATTTCAAAAGATGATAGATAAAGCCTTAAGTGGTCAAATTGATTTAATCATCACTAAGTCCTTATCTAGATTTTCTAGAAATACTGAAGATGCAATAAACATCTTAAGGGTTCTTAGAAACAATAACGTCGAAGTCTATTTTGAAACGGAGAATATTTCTTCCTTTAATATGGACAGCGAATTAGTCATTAACGTATTAAGTGCTCATGCCGCGAATGAATCTAAAGTCATAAGTGACAACGTCAGGATGAGCTACGCTAAAAACTTCAAAGATAAAAAAGCATATTTCAATCCTGAACAGCTATACGGATATCATCGCGGCAAAGATGGAAAAATCATCATAGATGAAAAAGAAGCTGAGGCAGTTAGACTAATCTATGACCTTTACTTAAAGGATTACACTAGACAGGCTATTATTGATGAGCTTAATAAACGTGGTTATAAGCCTAGATTCACTAAGAAATGGACATTCCAGGCATTTAGAAAAATACTTCATAACGAGAAATACATGGGTGCTGCTTATTTACAGAAAACATTTGTTAAAGGTGTAAGAGGAAAGCGGCTTAAAAACGATGGAACATTACCCACTATTCTAATTGAAAACAATCATCCCGCTATTGTCAGTAAAGAAGTATGGCTGGCCGCTAATGAAAAGTTAAAACAGAAAGCGATTCAATATCAAAGTCATGTTCAATATGATGAAAAGAGGGAAGGCAAAATATGCTTTAATAAGAGTATTTATTCTGGTCTCTTCATGTGTGGAAAGTGTGGTAAAAACTATAATTTCAAAATAAACAATAGAGGTAAGACATCAGAGTCTAGAATCTTCCACTGTGCATCTAATCGAGAAAGAAAGATTTGTGAGAATGATGATCTTCCTTTAGATGTTATCGATATCATTACTCTTAAGGTTGTAAACAAGATTATCACTAACAAAAAGAACTTCTTTGACTTGCTAGAGGAATCCTTCAATTCTAAAAATGACGTAGAGAAAAAGAAGAAAGAAATACAGGAATTGCAAGAAAAAATAGATGTTTTACAAGCAAAATTCAAAAAATACAAAGATATCGATGATGAGTTTTATCGCGAGGTAAATAAGGCTTATAAAGAGAAGCTCAAACCACTATACATGAAGAAAGTGGCTCTTGAAAATTCTATAAGCACCGCTAATAGCGTTAACGATTACCTCTATCAATTTAAAAAAGTCCTATCACCATACGATA